GCGGCAGACGGTCGAGTCACCGCCACGCAGAACGGTTTAGTCGAGACGGGTATCAATATCACGTCCCGTAAAATCGTGCTAAAGTCTGATAACGTCCTTTTCCAAAACAACGCAGGACAGCAGACAGCCGCCATCAATGCGAACGGGAAACTTACTGCAAATGCAATTGAAGTTGGTGAGGTTGTTGCCGGAGGTTTTGCGGCTCAGAGAATCACTACCGGAAACTTGACTGTGACGGATGGTGCGGTTATCGGTGGTATGACTATTACAGGGGGAGTGTTGACCGGGAAGGCTATCAATATTCAAGATGGTGCAAAGATAGGTAACTTTACGATAGAAAGCGGTATTTTGTCCGCCAATGGTACGGTAGCCGGGATGCAGATGCGTTTGAGTAATAACCTTATGGAAATAAGTAGCTCAGGACTTCGCATAGATCACAATTCCGGTGGTTACGCTGTTAATGTGACAGGCAACGGACGTTGCTATATGCAAGGTGTAGAGTCCTACCGTAAATTCGGTGTATACGAGTTTGCAGGTGCGACACAATGGAAAGCCCCCGGAGTACATTTTGCGTGTACCTTTTCCTCAGGAGCAGCATTGCGCCAAAAGTGGGGAAACCCCTCTATCGGTGTGAGTGCCGTAAAACTATCTACCGGAAGGTATACAGTTCGGTTTACCGGAGTTCATTCACAGGGCTTTATTCCTATGGTGATGGCTCTAAATGCTACCAAATGGGTAAACGCTTGTGTAGAGGATATTGTTAGTACGACACAGTTTACCGTCAAACTGATGGACGTTAATACTGGAATGGTAAATAGTGACTTTGCTGTATACATTTGCGGCTTTGTTTAATAGTTAACTTTTGCGGTAAGTTGGTTTATACCTTCTTACCGCTTACCTTTGTACCAAACATTAATCAATTAATATAAAATTATGGAAAAGAAAAGTTTAGATTTTGATTTAAAGTCAGTAGTTTACACGAAAGAGACAAAAGTGATGGACTACCATTTTGAGACGGAAAACGGTAAGTACGTAGGTCAATTAACCACGGTATCGACAGAGCCGGATAAGTACAACATTACTCACTGTACGGCTGATGTGTCAGAGAAACAGATGGTAGAAATGCCGGGTACTTCCGGTAGTCCTATTCTGCAAGAACAATATGTTCCGGTCGGATCGCTTGCCATCCGTGACGGTCGCTTTGAGGCAAACCAGTTTCCTCTATCTACTAAAACGTACGTCTATGTGAACGACTTTCAAAACTTCATCTTTGCGTTAACCGCACCTAAAACAGTAGAATAATGAATGTTACACAAGAACAGTTAAGGTTAATGCTTGTATCGGCAATTAGTCCGATACTTGCGTTTCTCACCCCTACGAGCGGTTTTATAACCGCCCTTGTGTTCATGTTTGGCTTTAACATTATTTGCGGCATGCGTGCCGATGGGGTTAATTTGTCGGTAAATGGTGTTCGTAGGTTCACTATGCTGAAATTCATCTCAGCCGTGCAGGAACTTATTTTATACATCCTTGTGATAACCGTTATCTTTTCGTCTGTGGCTAAGATGGGGGATCACGACGCAGCCGTTCTATCGGCAAAGACGATTACATACGTCTTTATGTACGTATATCTGTCGAACGGTTTTAAGAACCTTTGTATCAGCTACCCGGATAACAAATCTTTCCGGTTGATATACCACATTGTCCGGTTTGAGTTTAAGAGGCTGATGGGAGAGAATGCCGCAAAGATAGTCGAGGAACACGAAGAAAAGATTGAGATTGAAACTAAGTAATTAACACGGGAGGTTTAACGCCTCCCTTTAAACTTTATCAGAATGAAGTATTTTACATTAAAAGAGCTAACACGCTCAGCAACGGCAGAGGCAAAAGGTATTGATAACACGCCTACGCCGGAAGTTGAAAAGAACTTAAAGTTATTGGTAGATAATGTACTTGATAAATTACGTGAGATTTACGGCAAGCCGATCACGGTTAATTCGGGTTATCGGTGTCCGGAGTTAAACAAAGCCGTCGGAGGATCTAAAACATCCGATCACGTTAAAGGTTTTGCGGCTGATATTACCGGAGGCAGCAAGGAAGAGAACGAACGCCTTTTCAATATCATTAAGCACAATTTCCATTTCAAACAATTAATAAACGAGAAAGATTTTTCATGGGTGCATGTCTCCTACGATCCCTCTAATCTCAAAAACCAAATACTAAAACTATGAAACGACAATTATTTGCGTTTTTAGCGACTCTTGCGCTTTGCCTTGATGTTGTGTCGCTATTACTGATAAACGCTGATTTACGGAAGAAAAAGGCTATTGCAGAAAGAAATGTTAGCGTCCTCACAACTCAGAACGTTGCGTACCGGACGAAAAGCGGTCAAAGTGCCATGAAAGTAGAGGAATTGAATCTGACTTTAAAGCAGTACAGGAACACCATACAAGGGAAGGATAACACTATAAGAGAGCTAAAGCAGTCTATTAAGGACTTGAAAAGTCACACAAGCGTTCAAACATCAACTGAGACGCATTTTAGAACGCCAGTACGGGATAGTGTTGTTCTTCGTGATAGTTTGGTTATCGACACAATGAAATGCGTAAATATGCGCTCTAAATGGCTTGACTTATCCGGGTGCATAGATAGCAACGGAACGTTTGCCGGAACAACCGTTACCCGTGATAGTTTAGAGATACTAAATATAGAGCATAGAAAGAGGTTTTTGTGGTTTAGACTAAAGAAGGTGAAGTATAGGGAGTTTATCGTAACGAGCAAAAACCCCTACGCTGAGATAACAGGTTTTAACGTAAATACGATAATAAAGTGATAATTCCATGTTAAAACAGTTAATGCACGTTAAAGTATTTGCCACTGAGAAATATATCCGTATATTTGCAGCGTAGACGTTATTACTAACGTCATTAACAGCGGTTATTGATTTTCATAGAATTATGTTTGTAGAAGATTTGTATCACATTTTATCTTAAACTGTAGGTATGCGAATATAGACAGTTTTTAATTAGAACATTTTCACTAACTATATATATTGGGTTTTGTCATAATTACATTTTTCCCCCTCCGCTTGTGAAAGTAGAGGGGTTTTTTATTACCTTATCCGAACACGCCTCAAAAGTTAAATTAGTGTTAAATATTAAACTTATGCTTTGATATTTAAAATATCTCCTTAACTTTGCAACGTCAAAAGGAAACGAATTACTAACAATAAAACTTATAGTTATGGAAGAAAAGGAATTTATTTATTGCTTGATCGGAGAGATTAACGTATTAGGCACTGTCAAGGCTAAGACAATAAAAAGTGCTATGAAACTTGTAGCGGCTATTCAGAGAGGTGCTATATTGAATGATCCGGAAAGGAAATCAATCTTTTGGAGCGTTTCACGTGCTGATCTCCCGTTTAAACTTGGTCGTATTGTATACACAATATGCTATCCAGATGGGTCTATTTGTTCACATGTATGCTAACAATAAAAATTTAGAGTTATGGAATTAGTAAAATTCAGAGAGGCAAAGAGTATAATGGAAGAAAAAGACTATTTGCAAAAAACGCTTGTAAGGTTTCAGTACGGCTATCTTAGTAGAACAGATTTATATTTCAGTTCGGGAAGTAGCGTAACATTTTCAGAAGGGGATGGCAAATTTTATGAAGGTTTGTGCAAAGACTTAGAAAAGTCTATAAGAGAATCTATTGAAAAGCGTATTGGTTATCTTGAATCTAAATTTGGTAAACTATGATACGATCTTTTAGTAAGTCGGGTTCGACATCTATGCTTACAGATAAGGAAAAGGCTTTTAACCGCCACTGCCTAACTAATAAGGAGGTTTCATATAACTTAATGCGTATAGAAATGGCAGTTGTTCAAATGTCGTATTACGGCAACCGTTCATCAGATGTCACGCTAACAACCGATAGTTCTGAGGTTTTGGATGCAATTTATACAGTCCTAACAAATAAAGGGTTTAAATACTCTTTCAATTTACCTAATAAAGTATTAACCATAAGTATTTTTTAATTTAAAATTTAATCAAAATGAAAGAAGAAGTAAAATTGTTCAGAGCGTTAATCATTGTTTTTGTGTTACTTGTGTTCACCTTCGTGTTAACTTCGTGCGGTGATGATAGTGACAATGTGTATCAAACAGAACATTCTATTGATGTTCCGGAATGGCAGACGGTTTATGTTAATGGTGAGGTTACAACGTCTATATCTCCATATGTTTGGGAACATGTGGACTTATCAGACAAATGTGTTAGAGTATTCTCAGCAGGGCATGTTAGTTATCACAAGGTTACAAAGGTGTCACACGATGATTTAGGCTTTACCGTTTATTCAATAGAAAGTAGCAATAGCGAAAGGTTTGCATACAATAAGAATAAAGGTATATTGCAATATTGGTGCACAAGAAATGGCATTGAAACCGTTGTTGTTTATCGTGAATTAAAGTAAGTTTCATTTTACCCTCACCCGGTGGAGGTTAACCGGGTTATTAAGTATGAAAGTAAATGTTCTATTAGAAGAGAAAAAGATTCCCGGTTTTGAAGCTAAATACGGTTTAGATGTATATAACGATAAAGGACAAAGATATACTATCGAGTTCGATAGAATGGGAAATTTAGTAGTTAGTAGCCCAAAAGGTGCGTTATTAGTAAAACCCGAATGTTGCAACAAAATATCAATTAGAATTGAATGATATGAAAAAGATAAATGAAACTCAATTACAGCTATCTACTGAGGGAAAAAGACTTCCCGATATGATAAAGCAGGCGAACGATATTCACGAACTTGTTAAGCAGAAACTTTCTGAGTATAACTCAATAGAGTATACCGATGATAATATAAAGGTGGCAAAAGCCGATAGAGCCACTTTAAATAAGGCGAAAAAGGGACTTAACAACAGCCGTATAGAACTGGAATATGCTTGGATGAAACCATTCAACGAACTAAAGGATGTTATTAACGAAACTTGTAAGCTGATCGGTGAAGCTTCTTCACGAATAGATAGTAAGATAAAGGAAACGGAGGAAAAGGAGAAGCAAAAGAAACTGGATCAAATAATGGAGTATTTCGAGGAACACAATGAAAACCTTATATTGTTTGATTTTGCTTTCCGTCCGGAGTGGCTTAATAAGACCAAAGCACTTTCAGTTGTGAAAATGGAGATAGACGAATTATTTAAAACGGTTGACGATGATCTTAACAGACTGAAAGAGCATTTTGCGGGAGAGGCGTTTTATATTCCGGTTATCGACAAATATACGTCTACACTCGATTATAACAAGTCGTTCGACTATGGAAACCACCTAAAAGAAGCTGCAATACAAGCCGCAAACATACAGTTTGAACAGAAGGCGACAGATAAAACGCCTCAGCAACAAAAGCCCGAAATTAAGCCCCAAAACGAGCCAAAGACGAACGAAGAAGAAGTTTATATACGAGGCTTTAAAGTTCATGTAACGATAAAGCAGGCTTTTGCGCTTGCTGAGTTTATGAATAGCCACAATATAAAGTTTGAAAGTATATCAATATAGTGATTATGAATGAAATTAAATGCGGATGTGTGATTAATACAAATTCCGGATACTATGCTGCCTTTGATGGTAGCTTTTGCAGATAGTATTGGAGTAAACAATCAGATAGATTTAAAAGTGAACAGTTTATTAAAGCACTTGCAAAGAGATTCAAATGTAATATTAACAAATAATTTATTTTAAAATGGAACAGTATTTAGACTTATTAAAAGAGACTTTAACCTATGGTGAAAAGAGATCAGACCGAACAGGAACGGGAACTATCAGCTTATTCGGTTTACAACGATCTTATGATTTGCGTGACGGTTTTCCGCTTGTAACGACTAAGAAGGTATTCACGAAAGGAATTATACATGAACTCCTTTGGATGTTGAAAGGTGATACCAATATAAAATACCTAAATGAAAATGGTGTTCATATTTGGGACGATTGGGCAGAGCCTTCCGGTGATCTTGGACGTATATACGGTAAACAATGGCGTGACTGGCGTATAAATAGCAAAATGAAAGTAGATCAAATTGATTTAGTTATAGATATGATTAAGTTTAACCCGGAGTCAAGAAGGCTAATTGTTAGTGCTTGGAATGTTGGAGAAATACACATGATGGCACTTCCTCCGTGTCACTGCTTTTTTCAGTTCTATGTGTCTGAGTCCGGTTATTTGGACTTGAAACTATACCAAAGAAGTGCAGACTTATTTTTAGGCGTTCCTTTCAACATTGCGTCTTATTCTATACTTTTATCCATGGTAGCGCAGGTTTGCGGCTTAAAGCCTCGTAGATTCATTCATACGATCGGGGACGGACACATATATTTGAATCACGTTGAACAGGTGAAAGAACAATTAAGTAGAGAACCGTTCGCCCTTCCCAAATTGGAGCTAAACCCGAATGTTCGTAATATATTCGATTTTAAGTATGAAGATATTAAGATAGTAGATTATAACTGCCATCCGGCTATAAAGGGGGATGTTGCGGTATGAATGAAGAAGAAGTTTTCAAGTTATTAGGCTGTGATAATATTGTATACTATTATGAAAGATACCTTCATAGAGAGTCTGTATATTATCTGAATAACTTGCTAAAGAAAACCGTTAATGTGTATTTTAGAGATATGATACTTAACGCTATTAATCATAAATTAGCTGGATTATAATTTAAAAGGGATGTGCAACGCTTTGCCATCCCTTTTTAGTTTCTATATATCACATACCGAAACTATCGTTGCTCTATGAAACAAATCTAACAATATGTAGTAACAAGTATGAAAGTGATGCAAAGGTAGGCTTTTGATTCTATCCAATAGTTAAAACGATTCGTTTTACATTTCATTAACAATAAAATTAAAGAATTTCTTTGCGTATTTAAAGTTTATCCTTAACTTTGCAACATCAAAAAAGAAGTAGTAACATTAAAAACGAATAATATGCAGATTAAAAAAAATCGAATTTACAAATTGCTTGTGCAAGTTTGCAAGAATGAAGGTATTTCATTCTCCTACGAAAAACTTGTTTTATCTCTTAATAAGTACATTGATGAAGACGAAGAAGATTCAGTATTCGGATGTACAATATCTGATATTGATATTTCAATAGCTAAACATATATCAGTTGATCTTTGCGGAACGCTTGCATTGAGCAATGTTATTTGCCAATTAACTTGCATCGGTTTCGGAGATTGCCCGAATTGCGGAGGTTTACTAAGATTGATAGAATCTTATCCCAAATTTAGCAAACAGTATTGCGATCGTGATTGTGAGCCGGAGAGAGAGGAAGAAAATGTATACGAATGTTTAACATGTGGAAAGGAGGTTATTTTATGAATATTGAAAACACAATGATCCGAATCAATGATGCGATTATAAGCGCACGTATGAACGGCAAAAAGATTACGAAAAAGGATATTGCGGCTTTGCTGTGGAAGGACTCAAAGCAAAGAACGCAGGCGGTAAACATGTCTGCCTTGTGTAATCGCAAAACCCAAACTATAAAAATAGAGTGGGTGAAAGAGATATGCGAGGCTACCGGAGTCGATGCGAATTTCTTGTTTAATATTAACCCTAAAAAATAAAAGTTATGATTAAAAATTTGCCTAACATTCAAAACGAAATGAATGTTCAAAAGTCGAGATATAACAAGTTTGGCGGATACAATTACCGTTCGTGTGAGGATATTTTGCAAGAAGCGAAAAGGGTGTGCGAAAAATACGGATGTTATGTTATGGTGACTGACTCTATCGAATTTATTGAGGGGCGTTTTTATGTGAAGGCGACCGCAAAGATTGTTGAGACTGAAACGGGATGTATCGAAACGTGTTCGGCTTTTGCACGTGAAGAAGATAGCAAAAAAGGGATGGACTCTGCACAGCTAACCGGGGCGACATCTAGTTATGCAAGGAAATACGCCTTATGTGGGCTTTTTGCGATAGATGACAGCATAGACAATGATTCAATGAACGGAGAGCCGGAAACGAAAGGGAAACAGCAAAAAACAGCCTCAAAACAAGCCGCAAACCAAAGCAACGCCGGAATTAACTCTAATTATTTGGGTGTGCTTCTTGAGGAAATAAAGAAAGCAACAACTTATAAACATTTGGGCAATATTCACAAGAATAACAGTCAATTTCATCAAAATAGTGAGTTTATGAACGCTTTAGTAGTTCGAAAAGCGGAACTTGAAAAGGCGGAAGCGGAAGCAAAGAAAGTATAAATAATTCGGTGGAATGCGTTCCCCCAATAAAAATAAAAGAAATATGAAAGAACTAACATTACTCCCCAAATTGGTTAATGCTGATGTAACGTATATCAGCGAAACACATGAATATTTTTCAAGCGATTTTAGAAAACTGAGAGGAATAACAGGTTTTATCAACGATCAATTATTTCCCGGGAAACTTGATAATATACCGGATAATATTTTGAGATCGGCAACTGAGAGAGGCAAAGTGGTTCACGATGAAATAGAGAGAATCGACAAAGAAGGCATTGAGCCGGAAACTGTTTACGGAGAGAACTATTTAGATTTAAAAGCCGAAAGCGGTTTAATTCATATCGCATCTGAGTATATCTTAACTGATAACGATTTTATCGTCTCACCGACCGATAAAGTATATTTAGGTAGCTCTGATAAGTCGGTTGTATTAGGCGACATTAAAACCACCTATAAACTTGATTTGCTTTATTTGTCTTGGCAGCTATCAATATACGCCTATCTTTTCGAGAGACAAAACCCAAACTTGAAAGTAGAGGGACTTATCGCAATTTGGCTAAGAGGTGACAAGGATAAGGACGGAATTTTCTCTGTTGAACGCATACCGGACAGCGAAATAGAATTGTTCCTTAATTGCTGTAAGAATGGCGTTCGATATGCAGATAATGCAAGCAAAGACAGCTACGTAGCAAAATTGGAATCATTGCCAGCTAAAGTTGCACATATCGAAGAAGGCGTTTATGAACTTCTTGAAATGCAAAAGAAGATAGACGAGCATTTAGGCAAGTTTAAAGAACAGTTGTTAGGTCTGATGTCTGAGGCGAAAGCTGACAATATAAAAGGGGAACTTATTTCAGTCACAAGAAAGAAAGCGTATAGCCGTGAATCACTTGATTCTAAAGCGTTGAAAGAGCAATACCCGGAAATATACGATCAGTTCGTTAAAACATCAAATGTCAAAGAATCAATTCAATTAAAAGCGTTGTAATTATGAATGGTGGCGAAGGTGTTATTATATGTTCTAAACTGAATAAGAAATGAAGAAGAAGAATTTATTAAGAAGCTTATTGGGCGTTCGAATTATATGGATAAACTTGTATATGTAACGGCATACGGAGGAAGAAGGGAAATAATAAAGTTAAAGCCGAAAAAAAAGAAATATTATAATTCCCTCGAATATTATAGAGGTATTAAAAGGATGTCTGATATAAACATTTTTGAGATATGATAACAATATCTGAAAGTTTAGCAAAAGAGATCGGTTTAGATAATTCAGTAGTATATTCAGTTATGGTTCTTATACTTTGTACTGATACATATAAGGATAAGTTTAAGGGGTGTAGGGTAAAGAAAGAACCTAATACCGTTTTTATTACGATTTCTAAACTTAGAGAATTGATTCCTTTTATGTCTAAGAGCAAATTATATAATTCTGTAAACAGATTATTAAAACTTGGATATATAAAAGAGGCTAATTATAGACTACCCGGTATTAATACAACTAAATGTTATACGATCGGAAAAATTAAAACAATAAAGATATGAAACAGTTTCATGAAGAAAACCCACCGATTGAGGAAGATTTTAACCCGTGGGATGAAAAAGAAATGTTAGTATAATTTTAATAAAACTAAATAGAAAATTATGAAATACATGGGAAGTAAGTCAAGGATCGCTAAAAGCATTCTACCTATAATTCTAAAGGATAGAAAAGAGGGACAATACTACGTAGAACCCTTTGCTGGGGGATGTAATATTATTGATAAAGTAGTAGGAAATCGCATTGCAAATGATAGTAATCCATATTTGATACGAATGTGGGAAGCATTAACAAGCGGTTGGAATCCTCCTTTGATAATAGAAAGAGACCAATACAATGATGTTCGTGATTGTTATAATCGCAAAACAGACAATTATCCAATGAATTATATTGGATGGGTTGGATTTGTTGGAAGTTATAACGGTCGTTTCTTTGACGGTGGATATAGCGGGCATCGTGTTAAAATAAAAACAGGATTTAGAGATTATATATCTCTGGCAATTAGAAACATTCTATGTCAAGTAGACCGATTAAAAGGGGTTTGTTTCTTAAATAAAGATTATAAGGACTTGGTGTTACCATCTTGCTGTATTATATATTGTGATCCGCCTTATGAAGGAGTAAAGAAATACGCCTATTCGATAAATAATACAGAGTTTTGGCAATGGTGTAGGGATAAGATAGCAGAAGGGCATAAGGTCTTTGTTTCAGAATACAATGCGCCCGATGATTTTGTCTGCATTTGGCAACAAGGCGTAAAAACGACAATTAATCACTCTATAACTAAAAATGCAGTTGAAAGGCTATTTGTACATAAATCGCAGTTATAATTTTAATGTGTCCCAACATTTAGAGTAACCTATAATACACCCACCAACGTTTTTTTAGTTGTGTGGGTGTTTTTTGTGGTGTGCCGAAAAATAGGCATACCTCAAATATGGGTATCACCAATTTTGGACACGCTCCTATCGTTCTTTTAGTTATATCTAATTATCAGACGTTTACAAACAAACGAATGTTAAATTATAAAATATATTCGTTTTTCCTTTCGGTATATAATCATAAACGCTATATTTGCAGAGTCAAATTTAAAACAATATGTATATGAAAGTAGAAAACTTAGTTAAGATTAAGAGTTATGCCGATTTAAAGGGAGTTACAGTACCTTGGATATGGAAACTTATTAAGAGGGGTAAATTAGAGTATATTCAAATTGATGGTGCATGTTTCATTGAGTTAACTGATGAAGAACTAAAAAAGTATGATGAGTACAAAGAAAGGATAAGTTCATTTTTGAATAGCAAATAGTATTAATCATTAAAATTTTAGAAAATGAAAGAATTAGTTTTTAAAGGAGAATCAAATCAAGTTTTAACTAACAGCTTATTGGTAGCTGAAAAGTTCGGGAAAGAACATAATAAGGTTATTAGAGATATTCAAAATCTTTCATGTTCAGACGAATTTAGAGCCGCCAATTTTGGCGTTTCCTCTTATATTAGTCTGCAAAACAAGGAGTTGCCAATGTATGTAATGACTAAAGACGGTTTTAGCTTTCTTGTTATGGGGTATACTGGTGTTAAGGCTGGTATGTTTAAAGAGGAATATATAAAAGCCTTTAATAAAATGGAGGAAACTATTAAGAACGGAGGTTTTAACGTTCCTAAATCATTCCGTGAAGCGTTGTTACTTGCAGCCGAACAACAGGAGGTTATCGAAAATCAGCAAAAGCAAATTGAGGAAAAGAACGCAAAGATCGAAGCTGACAAACCGAAAGTTTTATTCAGTGAAGCCGTTGAAGCGTCTAAGAAATCTATTCTTATCCGTGAACTGGCAAAATTAATCACTCAAAACGGCTATCAGATCGGAGAAAAGCAACTGTATGAACGCCTCAGAAAAGCCGGATACCTTTGCAGTTCGGGAGAGTCGTACAATCAACCTACGCAAACATACATGAACATGGGCTTATTTCATTTGAAGAAAACAAGCGTTATTTGTGACGGGGAAAGTAAGGTTTATACCGTCACCAAAGTGACACCGAAAGGACAAATATACTTCATTAATAAGTTTTTAGGGAGGGGAATGAAATGACGCATTGTTTTGACGATAAAGTAGCAACAAAGTTAGGAGTTGAAGCGGCATGCGTGTTGCATAACTTCGCTTTTTGGATAAACAAGAATATAGCCGATAACCATAATTATTTTGAGGGTAGATATTGGACTTATAACACAAGGGAAGCGTTATCTAAACTATTCCCGTACATGAGCCAATCTAAGATATACAGAGTAATAGGAAAGTTGGAGGAAGAAGGTTATTTGTTGAAGGGGAATTTTAATAAATCGGGTATAGATAGAACAACGTGGTACGCATTAACAGACAAGTGTATAAAGTTCCTTTTTGAGTGCGGATATACGCTTATAGGCTATTCTGAGCCGATTTTGCAAAATTGCAAAATGCAAGTTGCAGAAATGAACAATGCAAGTTGCAGAAATGAACAAACAATACCAGATAGTATATATACAGATAGTTATACTAAATCTCCTACCGGAGATTATAGTATAGCCACGCACGAAGAATCTGTTTTGTTTCCGGTTGAAAAGAAACCTTTAGCCTCAGAGATATTCGGCTTTACCGCAAAAGCCTTGGATGTAACCAAGAAGGTGATAGAGCGAACAGATAGTTTTTTCGATCAGCTAACATTCCCGTTTGAGTCGGATGAATTTAAAAAAGCCTTTTATGTGCTAATGACTCAACCAAAGTGGCGGGTAAAGACTAAGACTCTAACAGCTATGCAAGCAAACCTAAACGAGATTGCGCAATTTGAAGAAGGTTTTGCTATGCTATTGATAAATCAGAGCATATCTAAGGGATGGGCTTCACTGGTATACGAGTCAACGCCAAAACAGTATATGCAATGGCTACGGGAAAAGACGGGAGTCTCCGGAAATACACAGCCTGCAAACAATACTAAATCGTATTTTCAGAGTGACGAACAGCGCAGGATGTATCAGTCTTATTTAACGGAGGACTTTACATAGCATTTTAAGGCTTAAATTTCAATTTTAATCACTAAGACAATAAAAGTATCATGTATTTGGAGAAAATCGAAAATTCGGGCGGAAAATTAGCAAAATACGAGGGTTGCGGATCGTTTATAGAGAAGAACCGAAAATTTTATGAAAGTGGCAACTTCGGACAGCTATCAAAAGTAGATCAAAAGATATTCCGTGATTCAACTTTGCTTTTGGTGTCCGAATGTACAGACGAAAGAAAAAGAATAGATAATTTTTCTAAGGTTCTTAACGGAGTATGTTTAGAGACTGGTTTAAAAATGCCGGATGTCCGGGATGCAGGAAGTATATTTTATGCTGTTTGTGATGTGATAGATATGTATTTCGATGATCTATCGTTCAATGAGATTCGTTTGGCATGGCGGTTACTTGCTGTCGGGGAACTCGACCCGTTTTTGCCAAAAGACAGATACGGTAGTCCGGACAAAAATCACTATGGCTCTCTTTCGGTTGATTATATTTCAAAGGTTCTAAAGGCGTATAAGAAACGAAAGGTTGAAACGATGGAACGAGTTTCTCAGATTATGCCGGACGAAAAGCCAAAGCCGACACCTGAACAGGAAAAGATGTTTTTAAATTTGCAGGCATACAATTTTGTTCTCGCCCTTTTGAAGTATAAGTATTCGGGACGTTTCCGCATAGAGCGTGACAGGATAATAAACGAGTCTACATTTGCGTACATGGAACGATTGGGATATGATATGTCGGTAGTACCTACGTTAGCTGACAAGAAAGAAGCTTTGTTTCAATTTCAAGGTAGACCCGTAAATAGCTTTGCGCAAATTTTCGAAAAAGAGTGTATTTCGAGGTTTGGGATAGACCACGAAGCAGTTTATTTTCGTGCGGTACTGATAGCCAAGAAAAGAAAGTTATTCCAGTATTGGGATGAAATGTTAGCCTTTTCAAATGAAGGTGATAGATCAGAAGATAATATTTGGAAGTTGTATTACTACATTCAATAAAACCAAAAGTTATGAATAGAAGAAAAGTAAAAAAGAACGGTTATCGGATAAGGCTTACAAAGCCTTCCGATAAATTCGTTTATGTCTCTGACTCGTTAACATACGAAAGGAGAAAAAAGGAGGGAAAGAGATGTTATACTCTGTATTGCAAATATGCGTCTATTAACTATTTGTGTGTTTCTCGAAAACAGGCAAAATCTTTAATGAAAGGGTTCTTGTTACTATGGAAATAGATATTATTTGCGCAATAGACCCGGGTGTGTCGACTGGTGGGATAGTGGTATATAAGCCTGGAAATAGCCTTATTACTATCCCAATGCCACGCACGGCGAATGGTATTTTTAACGTGTTTCAAAAAGTAAAGCGTTCCGGTAGCCCTGCGATATTCATTGAGCGTCTTTCGGTTCGTGGGGGTGACTCCGGAGGCGGGAAAGAATTTAGAATAGCAACTATGTTGGAGAATTATAACTACCTTGTATGTTGTGCGCTCGTTCTTGATATTCCTTTGTTTCTGTGTGCGCCTATTTCGTGGCAGAGTGGTTTAAATCTGAGGGAGAAAGGAGAGAAAGAGGAAAAGAAGGATAGAAAAGAAAAGTATCTGAATTATGCTATGAAGCAATTCCCGCTTGCAAACGTGAAATTATGGAATAGTGACGCTATATGTATTTTGCGCTTCTCACAAATGAAGATGATTTGTGATGTCGATTGGTTTTCAAGTAACATGCAGAATGAAAACAGCACAGAAATAGCATTTTCTCCCCCTCTGTTGGACGATAGTATTAAATTCGTAGAAAGATATGGATTCAAAAGAAAACGATCTAAAAAAACGCTCTAATTGAATCGGTTAAAGAATTGAGAAGCGCACGGAAGAGATTTGAGCGATTCGGGGAGAGATACAGAGAGAGAAAAGAAAAGGCGGAAAAGAAAGTAGATGATATAATTTCTAAGCTGACGGACACGCAAATAAGTTTATTTTAATTTATTAAAATATTTGTCTATTGCTATGTTCGATTAAGTGCGTATATTTGCAGTGTAAAATTTGTCCGCCAACAAATTTAAAGATATTGTTTAATAGCGTTAATGCCTCGGTTCGTGTTGTTTGGCGGCACACGAATCGGGGCATTTAATTTTAAACTGTAATGATATGGAAATTTCGGTGATTGATCAGAGAGAAGTTTTAGGAGTTGATTTTAAAATCTATGGAACTTTTGATGATCCTTTGTTTTTGGCTAAAGATGTTGCTATTTGTATTGATTATGATTTGAGTAGCGTTAATAAACTGGTTAACCTTGTAGATGATAATGAAAAGGTTCGGAACATTATTCCGACCCTTGGAGGTAATCAAGAAGCTTGGTTTTTAACTGAAGATGGTTTATACGAGGTGTTAATGCTAAGTAGAAAACCTATGGCAAAAGCATTTAAATCAAAAATAAAAGAGATATTGAAAGATATACGCAGACATGGTATATATGCAACTGATAATGTTATAGATCAGATATTAAATAACCCCGATTTTGGAATAGGACTATTAACTAAGTTGAAGGAGGAAAGATCGGCAAGAATAGAGGCGGAAAAGAAAAATGCAATACTTATGCACGTGAATAAAACTTATACATCTACGGAGATAGCGAAAGAGATAGGTTTAAAATCGGCAAACGAATTAAATAAAATACTCGAATCTAAGAAGATTCAGTTTAAAGTTAATGGTACATGGGTATTGTATTCTAAGTACTCTAATTGCGGTTACGAAGAAGTGAAACAAGAAGTTCTTGATAGTGGAAGGGTTATATATCATAGACGTTTCACGCAGCTTGGGAGAGATTTTATATTAAACCTATTCAAGTGATATTCTAAACTAAAGTTAAATAACGGGTATTTCGGAAAGATTTACCCGTTTTTATTTGCGTGAATTTAAAGTTTTGCTTTAATTTGCAGCGTAGAAATAAGAACAGTAGTAACATAAAATCAATTAATTATGCAGGAAATTAGCAAAAAAATAAGTGAACAGTCAGTAGAAAAGGTTTTAGATAGACCGGAGTATAGAAAAGAGCTTTCTGTTTATTGGGAGGGCTTAAAAAAGAAACGGGAAAAGGTATCCTTCCAAATATTGAAGAATGGCGGTATCCCTAAAAGAATAACAATAGACAGAGTTGAGAAAATGGATATAGACCAACTTGTGTCAGAATTCAAGCTAATACTTGACAGAAAGAGCGAGTTGCCTGCAAGTCTGAGGTACTTTATTTCGGATGTATGCGGAAAGGTGTTTATTAGTTGGTTTACAAAAGTGATCGAAGATGAAGCAAAAGAAAATAACGATACCCGGGAAGGTAACTAAGGACGGTAAGTTATCAATCTACATGGGCGAGCTTAACGAGTTTATGAAGAACAACGCAGGGAAAAATATTATTGCGGAGTTTACAGTATTAGAACCGTCTGATTCTTCATCCTTGCGTGGATACTACTTTAAATACGTAGTTCCCCAATTTCAGAAAGGGATGTGCGAAAATGGGTACAGGTGGAGCGAAGAAGAAACGGAGGCTTATATGCGTAGTATTTGCCCTATTACGATGGGTGAAGTTGTAGATGTTGAAACTGGTGAGTATAGAAAGGACTCAGTTAAAGTTACCGATTTAAGCAATAGCGAATTTGTCGAATACATAGAATTTTTAAAGCAGTTTGCGGCAGAAGAATTTAGTATTTATATTGAAGAACCAAATAGATTTGTAAGATGAAAGAAAATGAAGAAATGACTTTAGAGGAAAAGTTCAATTTGATGTGCGAAGCATTAAGTATATCACCGGAGAGAATTATAGATAGGGATATTACCCGTTATGTATCACTTCGAAGAAATTGCATTATCCATCAGCTTTACGCCTATAAAAATCACGGTTTACCCGAATTGATAGGTCGCACGAAGATTTTAATTATGAAAGCGCATGAACGTTTTCAAGGCGAATTAGATGTGAAAGATATGACAGCCGTAGAGTTTGTCCGGCTTATAGATGAACGACTGCAAAAGTATATTGATGGCAAAGAAGATTAAGAATCTGGTTCTTGTTCATTGCACGGAGTGTAGGTTCAGTTCAGATCACCATAATTTGATTTGCTATTGCAAAAAGAGAGATAAAAAGTTATGCAGTTGCCCGAACATTGGGCGGGTCTGTGAGTTTTACATTAAAAAATAAAGTATCATGTTAAAAGACAATTTTGAATTAAAGAGAGTTAAGTTCTTGAATAACGGTTTAGAGGTTGATTACAATGATTGCCGTTTGGTTGATGGTGAAGAAACAAAGACGTTTCACAAGGTAAAATGCCCCGAATATCCGCATAGAGATTTAGGAATTGCGGCAAATGAACTTCGTTCATACATCGTTGAATTGATGGGAATAATGAATTTTAGGAACATCACCTATTTGTCTGATTTGGCAAAACAAGACAATGAGTTAAGTAGACAATTTGATGAATATTTTGAAACGCTTGCTACCCGTATAGCAATTAGCGAGATAGTTTACGACCCCGAAAAGAATACAATCGTTTTCAAATACATTTTCGTAGGCGTAGATTTATCCCGGTTGAAAATGCAAACGAGCAAAATTATGTTGGACGGTGAGGGGTTGAAATTTGAAATAGCACTACAAGAAGATTTTGAAGCACTGAAAGATGAAATTTTCAAGTATCTTTTTGAGAATAAGCGTGCACAATTGGAGCTATTCGGTGAGACAGTAACAGCAGAGCCTGATGATAGTTTGACGCCCGATGATGATTTAGAAGGTGATGATACGTTTTTTGATGATGAAGAAGCAGAGCAGCCGGAGTTGATCGAAGAAGATGTACACTATTGATACGTTTGAGGAAATTGATTATTGTTTAAGCAGGGGGTATAACCCCTTGCTATTTAATAATAATTTCGATATTGAACCTAAAACAAGGTATGAATATTTAAAACGGATGTTCGGGGAGGGTCACGGACAGAGGGAAAATGAACGTTTCTTCCGGTATATGTGGGATATTAAGCCTCACTATTGTGAAGAATGTTTAAAGCCGTTGACTGGATACTCAGCCGTTTATATTAGCCATATTATAACGAGGGGATCGAACCCAATGATTGCGCATGATCCTCGTAATATAAACATACTTTGTTTCAACTGCCACAATCGTTGGGAACACGCTAATACCCGCAAGGGGATGCGGATATATCAAAGTAATTTAGAAAAAATAAAAGTCCTCAAAAGGGACAGTTTAAAACTACAAAAGAAATGAAATTAGTAAAATTTGAAGATAAGAATGGAAATGAATTTATGATTAACCCTAAATCGGTTGAATCAATAGTTCAATATGAAGATGATTCGGTGTATATTAACGTAATAGGTTGCGATACTCCGTATATAGTTAAAGGCTCAATTGAAGATGTCAACAAAGCACTAACCGAAGGTAGCAAGATTGATTCAATAGCCGGACTTATGGTTATCGTCTTTATTGGAATTTACATATTATCAACATTAGCAAATTTATTATCGTAATGAACTTAAACAAAATCGAATTGATCGGGCGTGTTTGCGCTGATCCGCAAGTAAAAACCTTCGATAACGGAGGGAAAGTATGTAATCTTTCTATCGCAACGAACGAAAGGGCATATAAAACGAGTAACGGGATCGAAGTTCCGGAAAAAACAGACTTTCATAATGTAACATTCAAAGGTAAATTGGCTGAGATTTGCGGGCAGTATGTTACCAAGGGAATGGAGTTATACGTAGAAGGTAGTTTGCACTATCGAAAATATACCGACTCCAATAACGTTGAAAGAACTATTTCTGAGATCGTTGTAAGGTCTATGCAGATGGGAAGAAAAGCAGGTGAGGGAAACCAGCCGACAACCGGAGGCAACGGAAACCAACAGCCGACAACCGGAGGTTATAGCGGTCAACAGCAACCGCCTCATCAGATGTTTACGCAAAATGATGATTTGCCGTTTTAATGTAGTTTATAAATTGGGGATGTATATTGCATCCCCTTTTGTGTTAAATACATATTAAAACTTAAAGTTTCGCTTGTAATATCAAATTAAGCCATTATATTTGCAGTGTCAAAAGGAAACAAATTACTAACATTTAAAAATAAATATTATGGCAACAATGACACCAAAACAATTTTGTGAGAGACTGCATGGAATGTATTGCTTACTTAGTAGAAATGGATATGTTCGGTGTTCAAACGATAGTTTTTCTTGCGGACATAGAAAGGAGAATACCGTTTTAACCAATGCACTTATTAAGGCTTGCGATAATTACCAATTTCCTTATAAGATCGAGGAAAACGAATATTTTATCATTTTCGTAGTAAAATTTAAATAACAATAGTGGTAGAAATACCGCTTTAAACTTATAGTTATGGAAAGAAGAAGATTATCCGGTCAGTACAAAATAGCAATGTACAAAAACATAGGGAATGACACGTTTAATGGAGTGGTAAGAACGGTAACAGGTTTCATGTATCAGTGTGGCGCATATCAGTATTTTACTTATTGGGAGAATGACAATAAAATATCGGTTACAGAATCAAGTACTGGTTTCCGTGTAATGTCTTTGGATGTTGAAAAGGGTGAGACTCCTAAAATTGCGCATGATAGGATAGTTGAGAAATTGAAAGGCTTTGATCCTTCTTTGGCAAATTGGAATAGCGCCAAAGAAATGATGAAGAAATATAATATTCATTATCCTCTCAATGAATGGATCGTAGGACTAAAAGACATAAACCATGAATGAAGAAGTAGAGAAAGCAAGATCGGTGAGTAACGAAGTTATTTCGGAAACTATCAGAAAATCGACTGAGAATATAAAGACAATGGAGGACGATTTCAGATTGGTAAGAAAGAAGTTACGAAAAATTGGCGATCGAATAAAATTTGAGAGAAAGAAACTTGATATATACAATGAAGAAATAAAAAGGAGGGTTAAGTATGGAATTTGGTAACTTACTGTTAAATAGATTGGGGTTCAACCGTGAAATGTTGGAAGATAAACTTTCAGAAATATCCGCTAAGGAGAAAGAGATAAGAGTTCTAAAGAAAGAAGTTTCCGGTATAATGGAACACATATCAAAATTGGAAAGTACGTTAAATCTTGGAGAGCATTATTATTGCGGTGCTTGCTGCTATCTTGAAAGTAAATGTAATAAGGGAAAATATAAGTGTCTTGAAACGGGAGAATACAAGAAATATCACTGTAAAGCGTGTGAAAAATTTAGAGATTTACCATTTTAATAAATAATTATAAATTAAATATTATGATTGATTTTAATCAAAAAAGTATCTCTTTAACTAAAGAGTGTACAGAACAACATGAAAGAATGAAGGCAAAAGGTTTTTATGATTCAGAGGTTTTTGAGTGTAAAAAATGGGCGTTGATAGTGTCTGAGTTCTGCGAAGCTATGGAGGCGGAAAGAAAAGGCAAAGTTATAGAAAACGATGTATATGATATTGCTCTGAATGAGCTATCAGAGATAGGCTTTGAGTCGTATTTTAAGAAATGGGTAAAGGATACAGTTAGCGATGAACTCGCAGACGTGTTTATCCGGTGTATGGACGCAATAGGACATTCTATTGATAAAATTGCGTGCCCTTCCGAAATTTTTGTTTTCCAAAGTATGGTTAGCGATCATTTCAATAGGTTATTGTATTTTGAAAAATCTATTTCATCAATTGTTTATTATGCCATTCAATTTGTACCGAAATCTTTATTTGGCAAATCGTGCATTATCGAGTATACTAACATGATGGCAATAATCATTGCAGCCGCAAAACTTTATAACATAGACCTATCTAAAGCAATAGAGGCAAAGATAAGATATAACGAGTTGAGAGGCCAAAAACATGGGAAACAATATTAATTCATTATGGAAGAAAAAATTATTGATTTAGCAAGAAGAAGCGTTTATTATGGTGATCCGGAAGGTTACCAAGTTGGGGGATTCCATTACAAGACATCCGGCATGCAGCTTTCTGAGTTTTTAGAAAGTAATAAAGTTGGTTTCTTGGAGGGGAACGCAATGAAATATGTGTTTAGGCACGATAAGAAGAACAAAGAAGAAGATTTGCTAAAGGCTATTCAGTATATCAAATTGATTCTAAAATACAAATATGGTAAATTCTTAGTAGGTGATATTTTGTTGAGTGAAGAAGAATATAGAAAACTGGATGAGCTTATCGAGAAACAAAATACGATTGAACTTGATACTACTTTTATCAGAAATGCGTTAAAAACCGCATCAATCAGCGCAAACAAAATATCGGGAGAAAAAGCAAACTTGTATGTTGCAAAGCTAAGAGAGGTTAAAGCCGAATATATCGAAAATTTCGTTTTGTCGGATATACAAAAACACAGGCTTTTAGATATGGGTCTACAATGGATAAGAAATAGCACGTATTGCCTTAATTTTACGGCAAAAAATGGAGATATGATATGTGTTAAGCCTGGGCAATATATTGTGTTGTTTGAAGAAGGTAAATATAGAGTGTTCTCAAAAGAAAGGTTTAAATTTCTTTTTCAACCGAAATACTAATAAAAATAAATAATGATAGGTCACGTTGCAAATATAGCAGCGTGACTTTATTTTTATATTATCTATAATAGTGTTATTTTTGCGCATATTGAAATATTATATAATTTGTAGTACAATATACCGAATAGAAATTATAACTTAAAAATACGTCTTAAAATGGATAAAAAAATAGGTTCAATGAAAAGAGGGCAGGGAAGGCACAGCCGGACGGACGAACAGACAGAAAGAGATCGTTCCTTTGCCTCTGATTTGTTTTTGAAAGGTTATTCTTATAGAAGAATAGCGGAAGCGATTAACGAGCGAAATAAGTCGGACGAAGTGCCGTATACCGTGACTTATCAAACAGTATATAATGATATTCAGTTTTGCTTAACTCAGTGGAAAAGAGAACAGTTCGATAATATAGATCAGTATATTACGCAGGAACTCCAATCTTTGGATAATGTAGCTCGTGAAGCGTGGGAAGAGTGGGAAAAGTCTAAGCGTCCCAAATGTAAGACAAAGTATATTTTAGGGAAGGCTAAGGAGGTGCAAAAGGAAACAACAACGGGTGATCCTTCTTTTTTGAATGTAGTTCTCAACGTGCAGCAAAGAAAAGCAAGGTTGTTGGGGTATGACTCACCGTTATGTATAAACTTGGTGGGAGATAAAGAAAAGGAGAAACCCAAATACGATTTTTCGGATGTTCCGGAGGACGTTTTAGAGCAGTTGGCAGATTCTTTGCAAAATACGGAGGGCAAAAAGTGAAAAAAGTAAATGAAATACCACCTATTGAGATTGTGAAGCATGTTGCGAGGAAGAAGTTTAAGAACTATGCGAAATTCATAGATGATAAAATAGTTCTGAGTCAGTTTCACAAAACATACTACGAGATTCTCGATAGGTTTGCACATGGTAAGATCAAAAAATTGATTGTTACCGTTCCGCCTCAAACTGGAAAATCAGAGGGTAGCAGTAGAAAGCTACCTTCTTTCCTTTTGGGGCTTAACCCGTCTTTAAAGATATTGATCGGTTCTTATGCCGCATCACTCGCAGAGGGGTTTAATAAGGATGTACAAAGAATCATGGATACACCGGAGTATAAAAGCCTATTCCCCGACACCCGAATAATGGGAGAGGAAAAAAAATCGAGGTATCAAGCGTTTGCGAGAAACTCAAAAATGACTGAAACAATCGGAAAGGGTGGGTATATTATATCCGTTGGACGTAATGGTAGTTTGACGGGTAAATCTGTTGATATAGCCATTTTGGACGACTTATACAAGGACCATATGGAGGCAAATTCTCCGATTATCCGGGAAGCTGCATGGAAATGGTATACCACTGTTGTAACCACCCGTCTACACAATAACAGTCAACAACTTATTGTGTTTACGAGATGGCACAAAGACGATTTAATAGGTAGGATCGAAGATAAAGAGAATGTTGTCAATGTTGAAAAGTGGGAAGATTTGGATAATATACCGGAAGGCGCTTGGGTTAAAATAAACTTTCCCGCTTTAAAGGTGGGAGAACCAACAGAGATTGACCCACGTTTGCCGGGTGAAGCGCTTTGGGAGGAAAAACATAGCGCTAAGAAGTTGAACGCACAAAGAGAACTTGATAGAAATGAATTTGAGTGTTTAAATCAAGGAAACCCGGGTAGCGCTGAGGGGACTCTATACGGTAACTTTAAAACGTACACCGATAAAAATGATTTTGGCGTGTTGATCGGAAGGGGTAACTATACAGACTGTGCGGATACAGGTAGTGACTACCTTTGTTCAATTTGCTATGATAAGTATCAATCAAAAGAAGCGGTTTGGAATGAAAAGGAAAGGAGGTATAAGCATCTTATTTTCTGCCTTGTGACGGACGTTATTTATACGACTGAGCCAATAGAGGTCACGCAAGTAAGTGTTCCCGATATGCTAAATAGAAATGATACAGATTATGCAAATATAGAAAGTAATAATGGAGGACGCTCTTTCGCTGTTAATATAAGCCCTAAAACAAAGACTGAAATAAATTGGTTCTGTCAGAAGTTAAATAAAGAGGCTCGTATATTGTCGAACGCTGCAAACGTTACTCAGTCTATTGTAATGCCGTACGGGTGGGAGTCACGTTTCCCGAAATTCCACGAACATATAACAAATTACCTTCGTGAATTTTCCGCCAATAAACATGATGATGGTGCGGACGTTTTAACTGGCATAGTCGAGAAAGAAGTTATTCCAACTATATATCAAAAAAGAAGAGGAATAAGGGTTATAAACTGATAAAGTAGGAAAATGTATCAGACTTTCAAGTTTATACGGTATATTTGCAAAGTGAAATCAATTGTTTAACTAAATTTTTATAATTATGTTGTATTGTGATTGTCCTTTAGACGCAGCACTTCCGGATATTCCCGCATTTAGCTGTCCCGACAATTTCGGTCAGGTTCAAAAACTTGCTTTTCAGAAACTCGAAAAAACGGCAGGAACTGCAAATACTATGACTGCTGATTCTATTACTAAGTTGACTACATGGACTCCGCTACTGTCTGCAAAAGACGGTACTAAAGTAGTGGTTACGCCTTATATTTACGAGCCGACAGTAGAGGCGGGCGCTGCCCTTACTTATGGAGGTGGAAACGCAACTCCCGGAGGTATTGTAGAAATTTTAGGGTCGGAGTCGACACCGTTTACAGCTTCGTTCAAGAAGTTGCCGCAAACCATTATCAAAGCTATGAAAGCGTTGATGTGTGAAGCGGGTCAAATCGGTGTGTTCCTTATCAATGGAAACGGTCAAATCGCTTGCGATAAGACGGGTGAGAATTTGCACGGTTTCCCGGTTTGGTCGCTATTTATCGGTGATAAGACTATCGGAGGTTTGGAAGCGCCGGATAGCAATGCTATTACGTGGAACTTCATGCCTAATTGGTCGGACAACTTCACTATCGTGAAACCTGAGTTTAACCCTCTGACTCAGTTAGTGCCTTCTGCGGGTGTAGGCGGATGATAGCTAAAAAAACGTATATTTCCCTCAGTTGTGAAGAACTGGGGGAAACTCGTTTATTCGATATTGAACACGCTGAGAGACTTTTGGGAATGGTTAATAATGGAGGGTGGCATATACCGGAGGACTCAGAATTTAAATTAAATGAAAATGGGAAAATCATTAGACGAAATAAGGGAGATATACAGACATCCGGAGGGGATCAGTCAAATAGCGAAAGCAAAGGAACACGAAGAAAGAATAGCGTTTCACACACGGGTGAGAACGAGTGATGATCGTAATAAGCCAGTAATTGACTTTCTTTCTAAGGTTAAGACGTGGATAGCGAAAGATAAATATGATATTTTCCTATCTATGTTCCATTTCCCGGTTAAAACAAATGGTGTTACTTCTGAGATATTCGACAAACTGAGCCGTGTTTTCGATGGTAGGAATCCGGTTTATAACTATCAGTTTAAATCATCTGAGGATCGGGATGACTGGGAGTATTACCGAAAGGATGTTTTAAAAGAACCTTCGGTTTGGAGTACGGACGGTTGGGATAATTTCAAGCATAGAATTAACTCTGTTTTGGTCGTTGATATGCCGGAGGTACAGGTAGGAGAAAAGCCAGAGCCTTATTTTTTTTGGTTGCCTATCGCAAACGTACTTTCTTATCGCACATGTGGGAAAGACTGTAATTTGATGGCTTATATCATGTACGTAACGGACGAAAATAAGATCGTCTATATTGATGAAGAACGTTATGTAAGATTTGATAAAACGAGGGAAAACGACTTGATTTTAGAGGTAGACAATATGCACGATTTGGGCTATTGTCCGGCTCGTTTCTTTTGGTCTGAATCTATATCATTGAGTGAACCCGACATTAAAATAAGCCCTATAACGAGCGAACTCGACTCTTTCGACTGGTATCTTTATTATTCCACTGCAAAGAAGCATTTAGATTTATACGCGTCTTATCCGATTTATTCCGGTTATGAACGTGATTGTCACTATGAGTCACACGATGGCAAAGAACGGTGTGACGATGGTTTTTTAAAGAACGAAAAAAACGAGTGGATCACAGGTGCGGACGGAAAACCGATGGCGTGTCCGATTTGTTCAAGCAAGCGGTTGCGGGGTGCAGGCTCTTATGTTGAGATACCTATCCCGGATGAAATGCACAACGTTCCCGACTTGAAAAATCCGATAACTATGCTATCCGCTGACACTGGGTCACTCGAATATAACGTAAACGAGGAAAAGAGGCTGAGAGAGGAACTCGTAAGATCGGTAACAGGCGGAGAAGGGGAGTTAAATAGGTCTGAGGCTATTAACGAAAAGCAAGTCAAAGCGGGTTTTGAATCGTTAACGACTAAACTAAACAGAATCAAACGAGGCTTCGAGGAAGCGCAAACATTCGTAGACTCTACTATCTGTTTACTCCGTTATGGTGATAGCTTTGTTTCTTGTAACATCAACTACGGGACTGAATTTTATATCTATACTCCGGAAGAGCTTTCAGAGCGTTATAAGATTATGAAGGAAACCGGAGCGTCCGAGGCGGAACTTGACGCTTTAAGGCAACAGATAATTGAAACGGAGTACCGGAACGATCCTACACAGATGCAAAGGTTATTAATACTTAACGAGATAGAGCCTTATTCACACTTAACGAGGGAAGAAGCAGTAAATCTGTATAAAGAAAACGTTATAAGTGAGGAAGATTTGCGAGTTAAATTAAACCTTCCTACATTTGTGCGTAGATTTGAAAGAGAGAACATGAATATCATTGAGTTCGGTTCTGCACTTGACTATAAAAAGAAAATTGAAATAATTATTAACACTTTAAAAAAGTACGCAAATGGTTTACAGAACGGATCAGTTAGACCAACTGAATGAAAGTAATTACGTTTGCCCGAAGGATGAAGTTAAATTGTATCACGTTATTCAAGAAGTGAAAGAATTTAATCCGAAAACAGGGCAAAGAATCAGCGTCCCGGTGTTGCAAAAATACAAGCGAAAGACTTTTGAACTTGATATTTTACCGAGACTGCCAAGATTGGGTTATACATTGAGAGTTGTTTTCGACCCGGTTAAATATGAATCTACAATTTCGGAGGCAAGACGAGCCGCAGAACTGGCAGCGAGAGCCGAGGCAAAAATGAAGGCAGACGAAGAACTGAGAGAGCAAATTAGACGTGAAGAAGCCGCAAAACTTCGTGCGGAGTTGAAGAAACAAAAAGAGAAAGGAGAAAAGTAATGTTAACAGTAGATTTGCTTAGACAGAATAAAGCGTTATCGGAGCTATCGGATGAAGTTCTTAACGCTATTTCGGAACTTTCAAAAAACGATGAAGCGCAGACGGTTGCGGCAAAGGTGAGAGAAACCGAAAATAGTATTGCTACTCAAATGAAGGAGGCTTTCGGTATTGAAGGTGTAACCGATCTCGATTTGAAAACCGCAATTGAGTTTGGCAAAACAAAACTTTCTAAATCTGATACCTCAGCTTTTGAAAAACAGATTAACGATCTGAAAGAAGAACTAAAAGCTGAGAAAGCTAAAAAGGGAGGCGACCGGGATACTGATAAAATCAATCAGCTTACTGCCGAACTAAACGACACCAAGCAAAAATTTGCTGAGTTGAACAACCAACTTTCAGAGAAGGAAAAGGAGTTTAACGGTAAGTTGAACGATTACAAGATCACTTCTTACATTTCAAGCGCTATTCAGGGGATGAAGTTTAAGAAAGATATTTCAGAGCCAGTTCTAAACGTTGTGAAGCAACAGGCGGTTAACTTGCTTAAAACTCAATTCTCACCAACTTTGCAAGGTGACGAAGGTTCTGAAAGTCTTATCTTCATGAAAGACGGTGTTCCTTACAACAACCCTGCAAACAGTCTGAAACCGTTTACCGCATCAGAACTTCTGTCTCAACAGTTTGAGCAGTTCGGTGTGCTTGACAAAGGTAGACAGGCAGGAGGTGCGGGTAGTTCCGGAGGCGGACAGGGTAACGGTAGCTTGCTTGATTTAAGCGGTTGCAAAACCAAAGTAGAGGCAAACAAGGTTGCGCAGGAGTATTTAGCTAAGAAAGGTTATACAAGCGAGTCGGAAGAGTATCAAACGGAGCTTGATAAAATTTGGGTTGAAAACAAGATCGCAGATTTGCCAACAGAATAACCAAAGAGGGGGTTAAACCCCTCACAATATAAACTTTAAAACAATAGATTTATGTCGTTAATTGCTACAAGAACACAGGAGTTTAGATTAAAGAACCCTAACATTGACAAAAATATGGCTCGCATGACCGAATGGGGTGCGTATGACTTCTTTTTGTCTCAAACAAATGCGATGGACTCAATGCTTTCCGATGAAACTAAGCGTAGAGCGTTCGCCTCAATGGGAAGTGATATTAAGATTCCCGTAATTGATTACGATAAAAACGTAACAGTGTCAAACGCTCGCACATGCGTTATCGCAGATGCGGAAAACACTTCACGTTTGATCGGTGTAACGTGGAAAACCTATGCTTTCGGTTTCACTATGACACCGAACATGTATTCAAACAACGAAATCGATTACCAACAGGACTGGAACAGAAAGCTACAAAAGCACATCCGTAAGTTCATGGATACCGTTGATAAGGACGCTATTGCGGCTTTGGAGGCAAACAAAACACAGGTATTCGGAAACTTGCTGTATTACACAAAAGAAGGTAATGATGTGCAAGTGAAATTCACTCAGCGCAACGACATCCTCAGCGACTTGCACCCGATGTTCCGTGCAAACGACTATTCCGGTCAACTTCATATCATTGGAGACACTGGCGTAGACTCAATGTTGCGTAAACTGGAACAGCACGGTTTGTACAATGACGTTAACAAACAGTTGGAGTATGCAAACAAAGTGTTCCATTTCACCAACAACATGACTTTAGAGCCGGATAACTTCGCTCAGATGTACGCTGTTGAGTCGGGTAACGTTGGTTTGTTGACCCGTGTAGACCGTGCAGCCTACAATAATACTAAGTCGGGCACGCATGAATTTGGAAAGGTTGTTCTTCCTTATTTCGGTAAAGAGGTTGGAACACACTACTACGAAGAAGTGGGAGATCAGTCGGCTATCGCAGGCGAAGCAACAGTCGATATGACTTGTGACGTTAAACATTTCTACGGTTTCTCAGTAGATATTGCTTTCGTAGTGGCTTTTAACTCCGATCCTGCAACAATCGCCAACCCAATTATGAAGGTCGAAGTAAACAAAGAAAATTCGCAGTTTGGCGGTACTCCGGTATTTATCACCAATGCAGATCAGATCGGTGGTGGTTCTCCGGCTGGCGAATTATCTGTTAACCTTGCTAAAATCGGAGGTAGTCCGGTTGCTGAATCTACTTTGAAAGTAGATTTGGATAAAGTCAAAGGTACAGCAGTTTCGGCTACTGGTGGCGTAGTTGATGTTAAAGTCAATGCGCAGGCTGCAAATCTGAATGTTGAGGTGAAGAACTCAACAGATTCACCCGTTAACACAAAGAAAGTTCCGGGAGCGTAACGAGAAAGTAAACTAAGTATTAACAAAGGGAGGGGGACAAAATCCCTTCCCTTTTTTATTTATAACCATGTACAGATTAAAGGATATACAAAAAGAACTTGCCACGCTCGTAGGATGGCGGCAGTCGTACGATAGAGACGCTAAGATAGACGAAAGTTTAACGGTGTCCGATAGTGGTGTTATGTTTCAAGACGTTCACCCGCTTGTGACGCTAAGAAACATTGAATCTATTATGCCACTTGATTACTATTTACGTTATCCGGAGTATCGGGGTACCGACACTTATAAGCCGGGTGACAAGGTAGTTTACGGCAAGGACGTGTTAACGCTTCGTCCGGACGTATGGGAGGCAATAACAGAGAATGTTGGTGTAGAGCCTTCCGATGGTGATAACTGGAAACGGTACAACCCACTAAGCGATTATTTACGTGAATTGAACGAAAGAGCGATCACCAATACCGTTACTCGCTTCATCAATGAAAAGTTGATTGCTGGGGAAACAAAGACGCTTTTAGAGCGTACAAACTTCTTCGATGGTTCGGGGAAGATAAATAACGAGATTGACCCTACCGATAGCATTGTAGGATATGAAATATTGCCAGTCCGTTCTATTGGGGTAACAACCAAGATCGAGAAGATAGGTTTGCAGTTTAACAAGCCTGGAAGGGTAAGACTTTACCTTATGCACACCTCACAGGTAGACCCGATTAAGACGTTTGATTTGAATTATACTAAAAATGGTTCTTATCAATGGTTTGATGTCGGTAACGATGTGTTACTCCCTTATATGTCTGAGGAAACCTCACCCGGTGGCTTGTGGTACTTGTGTTACGATCAAAAAGAGTTGCCGTTGGGGATGTATGCTATAAACGTCTCTAAGGACTTTTCACGTGACCCGTGCGGTACTTGTAATATTGGAAGCGTGCAGGCGTGGAGAGAGCTAACAAAGTATATTAGAGTGTCACCGTATAGAGTTGACTCTACGCAGTCGGAGGATGGCGTAAAGATGTGGAATATAGAAATGAACATGTATACGTCTGCAATCTGCTACGGTTTAAACGTTCAATTGTCGGTAGGATGCGATATAACTGACTTTATCATTCAGTCTAAGTATGCCTTCACGCATGCCGTTTCTCTGCAAATGGCTTCTTATGTGCTGCGAGAGCTTGCATTAAATCCGAACGTTCGGCAAAATGCCAATCAATTGAATATCGACCGTGAAACGCTATTGTACGAAGTTGACGGAAACTCACAGGGGCGTGCGCAGGGTATCGGATACGAACTAAAGAAGGCTTTTGAGGCTCTTTCTATTGATACAAAAGGGATGGATAGAATATGCCTTTCTTGCCGGAACAACGGGATAAGATTTAAAGCAACATGATAAGCGGTCTAATAGATAAGTTTAAAAAGGTAGGTGAAGAGCTCGACACCGGAGAGATAGCAAAAAAGATTGTGCGTGACAATGATAACATACTTATCGATATGAACGCACAAGATCAGCTATATACCAAGGGCGTTAACCGTTTAGGTGTTCGCATAGACGAATATCAACCCTACCGACCCTTAACTATACAAGTCAAAATAGAAAAGAGGCAACCGTATGACCGGGTGACGCTTAAAGACACAGGAGAGTTTTACGACTCTTTTTATGTTGAGACAGCAGAAGATCGGTTTTACATAAAAGCCTCAGATGAAAAAACTAATTGGCTTATCAAAAAATACGGTGCTGAGATTTTCGGGTTAACAAATGATTCACTTGCTGAGTTTATTAACGATTATGTGAAAGACGAAGCATATAACAGAGTAAAGGAGATATTAAATGAACGATAGGGCTATAATTAGACCAAATGCGACACTTTTCGATAAAACGATAGCCTATGTACAGGTAAGCCTAACAAAATCGCTTAAATGGCTTAATTTCGCTTTCGGGAACGTGGTTAAATTGGTAGAGAGAAACGAGAGGGGGAAATTTGTTACCCCATCAGTGTATTTTAAGGGAAATGATTATTTGCGCTTAGAGCCGGACGATAAGCGGGGTAACGTTTGCTTTTTCTACATGCACGACTCACAAGATTACGAAGGGGGAGACTCTTTATCTGGATTTGGCGATCTGAGGGGGGCGGTTAGCATTATCTTTTGGTTCGATACCCGTAAAATCCCGGGTGCGGAATACTACAACGTGGAGTTTGTAAAGTCCGAAATACTAAGAGCCTTAACGCATGAGCTTTATCTGCCATCCGGTGATATACAGGTGAGAAAGATATTCCACGACGCCAACAACGTATACAAGGAGTTTTCTATCCAAAAGACGGATAATCAATACTACGTTTATCCCTATGCGTGTTTGCGGTTTGAGTGTGATATTCATTGCGAAGAAGGGTGTTATTAAAGGGGGAGTTTCCCCCTTTTGTGTTAAATACATGTTAAAACTTAAAGTTTCGCTTGCAATATTAAATAAAGTCCTTATATTTGCAATGTCAAAAGGAAACAAATTACTAACAATTAAAACTCAAAGTTATGAAAAGATATTTTGTAAACGGAAAAGAGATAAGCGAACAAAAAGCAAAAGAGATTGAAGCTAATAATAAAAAGTACATGGAAAGCAACGATCTTTCTCTTTGGGCGAAATGTGAATTTATAACAGTTATCGGAAAGTAAAACAATTGGGGGTAACACCCCACATAAAAAAATAAATATATGACTACTTACATTTATAAAGGACAAAAGATAAGCCACTCCAAAATATTATCCCTATTGCGTAGTGCAGGCATTTACGGAGGAAACAAACTATCACATTATGAAGTTTTGGTTAAAGCTGCCGAAAACGGAAACGAAAGAGCCACGTATATTTTGAGAGATTTAAAGGTGATATAATAACCGTGGGAAACCACACAATATTAAAAGATATGTTGAAGGTAGATATAAGAAATAGGATATTAAAACCAAAGGTTGGTGAGATTATAACCGTAATAGGAGATATATATACCACGGTAGCGGAAACTATACCGGACGAAAACGGGAGATGTGAGTCATGTGCTTTCAATGATGCAACAAAGGTAGGAGGTGATTGCGGTGATTTTGTGTCATGTTCTAAACTCACACGTGAAGATAATGTTATGTTTAAACTAATAGAAAGAAAGAGAACTAAGGAGGTTAAAAAATGAATAGAATATCTTTGTCGGATAGAGATAGATTCGTACCGAAAGAGGGAGAAGTATTTTTTGCAGAAGTTCCGGGAAAGGGAATAGACAGGAAGGTAGAGGCGTTATTATCGAAAGACGGTAGCGGTTGTATGAATTGCTTATTTTTTAAAGGCGAATTAAAAGACTTGTGCATGCAAGTCAATTGCCTTAATCGTGGTAGGCAATTAATTTTTAGAAAGGTCAAACGTATAAAAAAGTAATATTATGAAGAAATTAGATTTATCAATGATACCTATTGACCTAAAGGTAGGTGAGGAAATGGAGATATTAACGCCCAAAGGTGATAAGGTTACAGTAAGGTGTGTTGAGGATAAAGAAGGCAGCATGTGTGAATCTTGCCTTTTCGGAGAATACGGTTTGCATATCTGTTAATACGTTAAATGCAGCGCAACTGAGCGTGAAACAAAAGACGGTGTAGTTTACATAGAAGTGAAAAGGGAGAGACTGCGTATAAAAGATTTAGAGGAAGGAAAGTTATTATGAAAGAAGTGATTGACTTTAAAATCGGTGATGAATACAAGGAGGGTGATATACTAAATACGAGACAAGGAGTATATTTGCTCGTAGAAAAAGCATCTTACAAAAAGTTTCTAAAATGCTGCAAATCGTGTTGGTTCTACAATGCACCATGGGACGTATGTGTGCAAACTAATTGCACCTCAGGTAATTTGTATTTTAGACCGTTTGAGGAATACCACAAAGAAACGGAATATATTATAGGCGATCTACTGAAAATACCGAAAGAGAGAGAGCCGGGAAAATTCATACTTGCAAAAGTAGAAGATGAAGGATATACAAAAGAAATTTGCTACGACTGTGCATTTCGTCAAAATCATTTCGAACGTATGGAATGTTGTGTAGCGAATAAATGCGTAGCTTATTTCAGAGATACAGAACAAGACGATGTATATTACAAACCATTAGCGGAGGTATCAGAATGAAGCAAAAGAAAGTGAGAGATTTTGAGGTGTTCGAAGTAGTACACCCGATCACAGGGAATAAAATCAAAGTTCAAGCAATACCACGGGATACTATTTCATGCAACGGATGCGACTTCCGAAAGGGAGATTTAGAAGGGATGTGCAAGGTGTACGCATGTGTGAACAATCAAACGTTAGACTGTTTAGTGTTCAAGAAAGTAAAGTAGAAATTCAAACGAAATGTTACAGAGTTTTAAAAGTTAAAGTATTAATTTAAATGTGTTGACTTATGAACAAGAAAGCTATTGACAGCCTATTAGGGGCAAAAAGACAGATTGACGATACAATTACTCAACTTATCAGAGAAAACGAAATAGATGTCAAAGAAATAATGTCTACGTTGAAGTGTTGTGATTTGATTGATGTAGGCGATTTTTTACTCTCCCATCACGCTTTTTTAGATTGGTGTGTTAACTGTGGTTTTTTGGATGTGGAAGAAGAAGTATTCACTATAAGAGAGAGGTCGTTAATTGCGCATAAATATGTATCAAAAAACGATCTAATTAACTTGGATAAAAACGGCAATGTGTTCGTTCACCCTTCATTGATGTATGTCTATTTAAACCGTGGAAAGAATGAATAATACAAAGGACTGGGGGGACTACCGCAAAGATGTGAGTTACTCCGAAAAGTTGGACGAATATATAGCCAATATGATAGATCACAATGAAAGGGAGAGACTAAAGACACTTTTAGATATTTGCGAGAAAAGCAAGGATCGCAGTTGCAATCTTCCTATCGACTGCGAAATATATCTTCCTTTATGTGATTTGTTGTATCCACAACAAATACCTGGTTTTATGATGTGGGCTGATAAGATGGGGTATATTCGGCGTGAGGAAGATAAGATTATCATTGTTTCGTCTATGATTAAAAGGCAGCTTATCGTTGGCTCTCTTAAAGTTATGCCTGAGATTGTGGAAGCGTTTGTTTTATACAGAAATCATGTAGGTTAGGAGTCTTCGGACTCCTTTTCTTATTTATAAACATTTCGTTTTTATCCGTCTTCGGGGAGTTCGAGACTAACGTTTTAATAATCAATATCTTTGCAAAATTGCTTTTTATTCATACTTTTGTACAAACTAATATTTGAATTATGGAGATTTATAATTATTTTCTTTCTTGCGTGCTACTTGTTTCGTTTGTAGCGGCATTTTGTGTTAACTTTGCCCGAAAGACGGGTGTAATTGAACGAATGTCAGTGTTTGGTGATTCTTGGTTATCTAAGGTGTTCTGGTGGTATGGTGATAGATCACTGATTAACGAGCTAATCAACTGCGATTTCTGCCTATCGTTTTGGGCGTGTGTTATTTGTTCAGTGATCGTGTCGATCGGAACGCTAAGCCCTATTTTCATCCTTACACCGATCTTTGCAACACCTATTTGTAGAATTTTAATTTAATGATTATGGAGATTAGAAATTATGTATCAACTATCCCGCCTTTCGAGATCGTGAAGGCGGTTAAGTTTAACGGTGATGTTCACGAATTAGCGCAGTTATTGCCAAGTTTTGAGCTACTTTCTGCAATAGATGGCGTAATGATGGCGCGAATAAACGGCAACACTTTTCGGGTGTTTAATAACGACTATATCGTTCTTGGCGAAAATGTTACTTACTCAGTCGATGAAGAAACGTTTGCCATATTATACGAGCAGGCAGATAAGGAGGTGACGAATGAACACGATTAAGGTAGGGAATCACACGGTAACGGTATACGAAGGCATTGATGAAATGCCTATCGTCCGTTATCAGAAGTTTAACCGTCTTATGCTGATTGAGTCGGGAGTCGGTAGCACTATTGAGGAACTCGACACGCATTTGCAACGTGCTATTGTCTATTGCAGGACACAGCCGGAACATACGTATAACGAGCTAATGAATCTAAGGCAGTGCTTTAACATGGCAGCGAATGGCGTACATCCCGGAATGATGGCTTTTGCCGCCTTCGTTAAATCGGTCGATGGCGTGGAATATCCGGTTAACGCGTCCGACTCTGATCTAAAGGCGATATTTGACAGTCTCAGCGATGCAACTATTAACGAACTTTCTGAACCGTTTCAGAAAGTCAAAAAAAAAATAGAGGCGGAAGTATCGGTATACTTCCCACGGATGGCGGACGATCCTCTGATTAAAGAGTATTACGATATTAAACTATCGATGATAAAAGCAAAGTTAGACAAACTTGTGAACAACGTAGATAACAGTGAGGCGGTGAAGGAAATAGAGGATAAGTTACTAACCTTCTTCCCGCCTCGAATATTCTACGGTACTGATTCGGTCGAGATAAAGACGGACAAGGAGTTTCAAGAAATGTGCTTAGTTATCACGCAGAATATGCACATAAATGCACGTGAAATGTCGGTGTCTGAGTTTTACACCGCTTTCGAAATGATTAAGAGACAGGCAAAAAGGAGTAAGAACAAATAAATTTAAATCAAATGGCGAACGAAGTAAAGGGAATAAAGTATAGCGATCTTATACAGCCTGACAGCAGTATAAAGGACGCTATTACGCAGTTGGAAGGACTGCAAAAGATATATGACGCTATGTTAAAGCGTATCGAGGAAGGCGCAAAAGGGCTGCAAAAACCTATTTCAGAAGGTGGAGGCGCAACGGAGGAAGGGCGCAAAAAGATAGACGCCTACGAAAAACAAGTGCGATCATTGGCGAACGCTGAGATACAATTGAAATTGGCACTAACAGAAACAGCGCAGGAAATCGCAGTATTGAAGAAACAGACAGCCGATCAAAACTATCTGAATAAGTTGCAGGCGAAGTTGGCTAATAGTATGGCAGGAAGCTATAACGCTTTGTCGGCACAATACGAGCTAAACAAAATAAAGATGAACAATCTTTCGCAGGCTTATTTGGAGAATACGGAGGCAGGAAAGAAGCTTGTTAAAGAGACTGCGGAGATTTACGCAGCGATGGATAAATACCAAAAGAGCACGGGAAAGCACACGTTAAGCGTGGGTAACTACAAACAGGCGTTCGATGGTTTAGGATTTTCTATATCACAGGTCGCTCGTGAACTCCCATCCTTGGCGATCAGTACAAATACCTTCTTCCTTGCTATTTCCAATAACATTCCGATGGTTATAGACGAAATACAGAAATTGCGTGCAGCGAACGAGGCAGCAGCGAAAGCAGGGGAGGCACAGGTAAGTATAACAGGGAAGTTGGTTAAATCTCTATTCTCTTTTAATACCGTGATGGTATTGATATTAACCGCCTTTTCTATTTGGGGTAAGGATATGATCAACTGGATAGGTAGCCTATTCAAAGGTAAAACAACAGTAGATCAGTTGAAGCGATCTACTACCGACTTGAAAGACGCTATGTTAGAGGCTGGAAAGAGTGCCGTAAACGAGTCTGTGAGACTGAACATCTTGTATAAAGCGGCTACCGATTCCACGCGCAGCCAAAACGAGCGTTTGAAAGCTGTTAAGGAGCTAAAGAAAGAGTATCCGGAGTACCTTAAAAACCTCTCTGATGAAGCTATTATGACAGGAAACGCATCAAAGGAGTATAAGGAACTTGCAAAACACATTCTATCGGTAGCAATGGCACGTGCCTACGAGGAAAGGATACAAAAGAACGCCAAGGAAGTTATTGACCTCGAGGAAAAGAAGAACCAAGTATTAGAGGAAGGTAGAAAGACTTACCAAAAGCAACAAAAGGAGATCGAAGAACTTAAACGTTCGTCTAAGGGTATCGGTGTTGGTGCGGTGGCTTTGGAAGCGGCTTTACAAGGGCAGGCGTCCGCATGGAATACCGCCAAAAAGGAGGCAAAGAGCTATGACGAACAAATAGCAGTTATCAATAAGTCAAGTGAGGAACTTGCTAAAAAGGTGGTTATTCCCGATCTTCTTGCAGGGGACAAAGGAGGTAAGACGAAGGAAAGGACAAAGAAGGACTTTGACCTACAAGCTGAGTATGAAAATAGCCGTATAGCACTTATTATTGATTCCCGTTTGAAAGAGCAGGAAGAACGTAAAAAGGCAACGGCTGACGAACTGAAAAAGCTAAAGGAGAGCACAACGGAGAAACAAAGAGCTACGCAGTTATATGCTGATACCGTATACAATATCGAGGCAAAATTGCGTAGAGACTTGGAGAAACTGCAAAACGACTGGCGGGTAGAGGACTTGCAAATCACGCATGACCGATTGAGTGAACGCCTAAAAGCTGTTAGACGTGGCACGGCTGACGAACTATTAATTCAAGTGCAGCTACTCGAAAACGAAAGAGCGCAGGACGAATTGCGCATTAAGCAGTCAACCGATAGCGAACAGGTAAAGAATGAACGTTTGCTTATTCTGCAAAGATCGTATCAGCTTGCATCTATCCAACTGCAAAAGGACTTCACGGACAATCAAGACAAACGTATAATTGATCGGTCGGTGTTCCGACTTAATCAGCAGCAGCAGGCGGAGAGTGCCGCCTTTAATATCGTGCAACGTTCGGAGAAAGAACAGAGCCGTTTCCGGTTGAAATTAGAGCGTGAAAAGTGGGAGCAAATATTAGAGTTAACAAGGCAGTACGGAGAGCAAATCACGGGATACAACGTAAAGACGGTAGAGGATACTATTAAGGGAATAGACAATGCAATTAAGCGTGATACTTCCGGATGGGATAGCAAACAAGGCGTATTCGGAAACCTATTCGATCTCGTTTTCGGAGACGCATTTAGCGCAAAAGATGGTAAGTCAGGCGCAGAGCGTGCAGAACAGTTTAAAGACTCCATATTAGAGGCTTCGGAGTTCGCCATAGAGAACCTAAAGAGTGTTGCGCAGGCAAGGGTAGAGGCGGCAGAAGTGGCGGTACAGGCAGCAGAGAAAGAAGTTTCAGCCAGACAAAAGGTTTTGGACGCTGAGATACAAGCAAGGGCGAACGGATACGCCAACAACGTAGCAACCGCACAAAAAGAGCTTGATTTTGCACGCAAACAACAGGAAAAAGCGCTGAGGGATAAGAAGAAGGCGCAGAAGCAGCAAGAACGCATAGATACACTTATGCAGGCAAGTTCTTTGGTAACCGCAACCGCTAACCTATGGAAAGATTTAGGTTTGGCAGCGATCCCGGCTATTGCGTTGATGTGGGGATCATTTGCTTTTGCTAAGATAAAAGCCTCACAGCTATCTAAAGCCTCGCAGGACACGGAGGAATACGGTGACGGTACAGTAGAAATGATCGACTACGGAGGCTCACACGCATCCGGCAATGACGTAGATTTAGGAACGACTAAGGACGGTAAGCGTAGACGGGTAGAGCGTGGCGAATACTTCGCAGTAGTGAACAAACGTTCATCTCAGAAATATAAGAAACTCGTTCCGGACTTGATTAATTCGCTAAATAAGGGTACTTTTGAACAGAAATATTTGAACGCCTATTCCGGTAGCGATGAAGTAACGAATATCATGCAAGGTTCAACGGTTGACTTGTCTAAGGTGGAGAAAGATTTGAAGTCAATCAAAGAGCAGGGACGTGTTAAGTACATCACAGGTGCGGACGGTACGATAATTGAAGTAAGGGGAAATATTAAACGAATAATTAAATCATAATGAATGTTAAAGATTTGCGGTTTAAATTGGAGGGTGTAGAAATACATCCCCACTATTCAGAGCTAAAACGGAAGTTTGGCAAAGAGAATCAACAGGAGTTTTTCAGAGAGTCGATAGAGGGGAGTTTAACACTGATCGGGGCGGACTACCTTCTTGTTAAAAATGCGAGTATTGAGGATATTTTGTACTTGCAGATAGAGCAGAAGGATAAAGGGCAGCTATCAACGCAGTATCAAGTAATATTTGAGGGATATTTCAGTAAGACAGATTGTGAGATAGACAGCGATAACCGGACGTGCAAAGTGAAGATAAGCCCACGGGATGAATACACCGACATAATGAAGGGCATTGAGAACAAATACGATCTTATTAAGCTTGCACCTGCATTGACTCAAATAGGGGTGGCAAAACGTCCGCTTATACAGGTGTACATCAAAGGAGGAAGCACAATATCAAACTACATTGCCGGAACGTATTTTGAGGAAGATGTAAACGAGGTTATAACATCGGGTGACGATCTGACAAAGAAGTATTTTTTTAACTATCTTGGCGATTATAACGAGATAACAATAAATGCCATCCCGTACCAGTTTTTTAACGGGGTGTACTTCGGGTCTAAAGGAAAGTATGCAAAAAGGGATGGTACTTGGAGAATCGAAGCTATACAGGAAAGTTTAACGCGACCGGACGTTGCGAACGGAAAATTGTATCTAATTAATGCTGATGGTACGAAGGTGTACCAAAGTGGCAATTTGACTTGGATAAAAGATAATTTCAATTTGGGAGATCGTAAAATACCTATGATGCGAATACCGGACGAACCAACTTTGCCGGAGCGTATAGAATGGACTGAGAATTACAACAATTCCATGTATCAGCGTCTTTTGCTCGATCTTGATACGTTGGACGGAAACCCTACCGGGAAACTTCCATCCGATGATATTTATCCTACTAACAGTAATTATAAATATGCCGCACCATTGGAAGGGAATTATTTCTACACATCAACAAAAGTTCAGAACGAGCCAACGGAATATGGTGTAAATGATGAAGGGAAATATTTCACGGATTATTTTATACCTGCCGTTGCCGGAGTAGGAAAGCTATATCCTATTTGCCGTTCACGATGGGGTAATATGTCGGTTTGGTTTGAGTTCGATTTATCCTATGCGCCATTGGAAGAGCGTGCGAGAAAGGAGTATATTTTAAAGGACTCGTTTGCAATACAAGACGTTATTAGAACGCTTGTTAAGCAAGTTGATCCCACGCTGACACACGAAGCAACTGAGGAATACAGTAAGTTCTTGTATGCTGCCAATAACCCTATTTCCGGAGCACCTTTTAAGGTATTCATCACGCAAAAAAGCAACATCCTAAAGGGTGAGTATGACCGTCCGGCAAAGAAGGCGGAAACAACCCTCAGCGATATAATGAAGATGTTGCGTGACACGATGAAGCTATATTGGTTTATAGATGGCGATAAGTTTAGGATAGAACATATTTCTTACTTCATGAATGGCGGAAGTTATACCGGTAGCGGGACGGTCGGCATAGACTTAACAAAGCTTAGATATGCAAAATCGGGTCAGTTAATGACGTGGAAAACTAACACGGTCAAATATGATAAAACCGATCTGCCTTCACGCTTTGAATTTTCTTGGATGGACGATACAACCAACACGTTTGCAGGCTTTCCGATTGATGTTAAATCAAACTACGTGCAGGAAGGAAAGAAAGAAGAGGTAAGGGTATCTAACTTTTCGTCCGATATAGATTATATGCTATTGTCCCCGGGTGACTTTTCACAAGATGGTTTTGCATTGTTGGGAGCTATACAGGTGAGTGGGAAATGGAAACTTCCGTTTGTTACGTTCAATTTGGTAGACAAGAACAATAAGAAGTATACCGTAAACCCCCAAAACGGCTACATGTCGTTCTTGCACCTCGTTAAATACTACATGCACGATATGCCAGCCTCAGAGATTGAACACGGAGGCGATCAGACGATAAGAGTGAGAGGAATAAAGCGGAGTATGACGCAAGATTTATCTTTCACATACGACACCACACCAAACCCCGTGCAACTGATAACAACGGATATAGGCAACGGGAAACCGATAACTATGACTGAGGATCTAACAACTCGCCAAATAACCGTATCTTTATCTTACACCCCCTTATAATAGGGGGTGTTTTCTTTTAAATTGCTATCTTTGTGCCTATAATCAATTTTTTAATCAAAATGGAAGTACATAACAACTTTAGTCCTTTGGCTTTTAGAAAGAAAAAATATAAAGCCACATACGAAAAATGGTACGCTTTCGGGAAGAACTACGCTATTCCTGCAAGCGCAAACACGCTAACTCCTTTCCAGTTTACAGAGTTGAACATACCAGTCTTTGATCCCGACACGATCGAAGTAGAGGCGGTTAACGAGGAAACGGGAGAGGCGACAAAAACGGGTGTATATGTTAGCTTCGATGTTATGCCAGAACATGGCGGTGTATTGTACGTGTCACCCGGCAAAAACTCGTTTAGGGAGGCTCTGCCGCAGGGGACGTATAGAGCACGTTTTTCAATCGGTGATGAAGTATATATTTCGACTCCTTTTTGCGTTATACCCGGCATAGAAACGAGTAGCAAATATCTGTTGATTGAGTATTGGAACGATGAAAAGATCGCCTACCCGGGTGGCTTCATTACAACGGGTGCGAACAATGACTTCCGGTATCAGATGTATGTTCCTGCAACTATCTGCAAACCGAAATATGAGTTTGAAGAAGAGCTAACCAAACGTGCCGGATACAAGTTTTTGGAACTGCAAACGTCTACGAAGGTGTACGCCTTTACGTTCGTTGCACCGGAGTTTATTTGTGACGCTATGCGACTTATTCGCCTATCTGACTATATCCGAATTTCGCACGATGGCGATTATTACAACGCCCTCAACTTCGAGTTTGATGTTGATTGGCAGGAACAATTGTATTTGGCTGCTGTTGACTGCCAGTTTGAGACGGACTCAATCATACAAAAACTCCCTTCTTTCAATAGACGAGATAAAGCGTCTTTTTATAATGCCCTATTAGCGAACATTGATACACCTATAATGTTCTCCCCCGATACCGTAGGGCTGTATTACAAAGAGTATCGGGAAACAGAGCCAGTAGTCAAGGGTAAATTGATACGGGAGTTATCCCCTATTGACTTGATAGATGAAAATACAACTATTGCCGTTGATTTGGGTACAGGTGAGGCGAGAAAGTTTAACTTATACCGAATGTTGCAGAACTATATTTCTAAGGCGCATGAAGATGCAACAGACTTTTTGTTACACCTTCGTGGAGGCGCAACGTTCGGTGAGGGTATAACTGGTTCTGCCGCTTCTATCAACGCAGTAGGAGATGCGGAGGTGCAGGATCTAAACGCACGTGTAACCAAAGTTAAATCGCTTGATTCGGAAGATCATGTAACTGTTAATAAAACAGCCTTTACCGTAAACAAACAAGGTGATACGGCTTTAAATGCGCTTAATGCGAGGGGAGTTTCCCGCTTGCAGCAAGATGTGTATACCGGAAATGATACCGGAAAGATCACCAAAGAAGGTCAATTGCAGTACCTTTCTGCAATTATCCAACAGTTCCTATCATCCCCTACGTTCGTTTCCGGCTTTCTTGGCGAGGGCTTTAAAATATGGGTCGAGAATGGCAATTGGCATATAGAATGTGACAATTTGACAGTAAGACAGACTATGAATATATTTGAGCTACTTATCCAAAAGATAAGGAGCGTTAACGGTGCATTGGTCGTGTCTCAGTCGAACGGAAAGATTAAAAGCGTGTCGGAAGATGAAACGAACTACGTTATCACAATGGAGGAAGAAGGGGAAACGTTCCAGCCTAACGATTTAGTTCGGTGTCAAGTTTGGACGGGAAGCAAAACCAAATTCTATTGGGTTGAGGTTGCAAGCGTTTCCGGAAACTCTATTACTGTGAAAAAGTCCGAATTTACAGCAGGAAATAAGCCGGAAAAAGGTGATGAAGTGGTACAGATGGGTAACACGCAGAACGCACAAAGGCAGGCTTTAATCTATATCACAGCGCAGGAAAGCGGACACCCGTACATAGAGATATTGAACGGAGTTAAAACAAAATCGTTATCCGGTACGAATAGGACACGTCTTGGCGATTTAAGTAACATACAGGACTCTGCGTTCCCGGAAGGACAACAGCCATCCGGTAGCGGCTTGTATTGCGATAACGCTTTTCTTCGTGGTATATTCTTGCTGAGAAACGGCAAGTCAGTTGAGGATGAAGTAAACCAAGCGAAGCAAGATGCAGCCAACGCAGTAACAGAGGCGGAGAGAGCACAACAGACAGCGCAGGAGGCGAAAGATCGGCTTAATAAATGGGCTGACGATGGCTTTATATCTCCTACTGAAAAACCTGCATTGATTGACGAGGGGAAGCGCATACAAGCGGAGTATCTGCAAGTAAAGGCGAATGCGGACAAATACGGTGTGCTTGTAACTGAATACACAGAGGCGTATAACAACTATCTGAACGAACTACGTTATCACTCAGCAGAGGCGCCGGAGGATATTGCCGTGCGTCCAGAATTGGCACAGAGTCAAACGGCTTACTACGACAAACGTAACGGAGCGTTGAATACCATTGCGGACGCTGCTAAAAGATACGTAGACGAAGCGGATAAAAAGCTAAAGGACTATTTAGATACGGAGATTACAGCGATACCCGGTAAGATCGAACTTGCTGTACGGAGTATGAAAACGGCTGATGTTAACTTGTTGAAGGGTTCGTATGAAGAAAAAGCAAATAACTCTTATAGATTTGCCGCATATAACTATGATACACCAGTTATAGACGGGAAGGAATACACTTTGACCGTATGCTATACTATTGGGAGTGGTAATACCAATATAGGTGTTTATTCTAATGTTGGTACAAACACAATAGCAAATCTCACAACTAAGGGGGAAAGAGTTATAGAAAGCACAAAAGTAACCATGAAGGGATATAAGCCGGGTGAACCTTTATCTTTCTATCAATTCCCGAACGGAACATTTGGCTCTAAAATACATTGGGCTGTTTTAACCGATGGGAATTTGGGTGTTACAAGTTGGATACCATCTACAAGCGAAAAAAACGTAGGTCTAAAGAACCTATGTTCTTTCAAGCGTATTGTTGATTCGGGGTTTACTTATGCTTCGGACTATAAAGATGATGGGACTTTTTTCATTGATCTTGTTAAGTTAAATGCTGAAAGTCATGCACATTCTCCAATAAAGGACATGTTTGGTTTAACTTATGATCCAAATAAAAGATATTATATTTTTTGTGATTATTTTAGTTATACCAACCCCCCAACATCGGATAATCAAGCAACGTTAACCATATTTGTTAATTATACGGATGGCTCACGTGATTTAGCGGTATATTTAGGAAAGGATAAATACTTTAATAATTATTTCCTTACTAACAAACCTATTAAGTCTCTTTCCGGTACTTATGGATATGGTTTTCACCCACGTGTCAGACTTGGTGTGTACGAAACAAATTTCCCTGTGTCTTGGAGTCCAGC